CTCCTGCTCGTTTGACTAAATGGACGGATGACACAGGAGAACATTCTCCAATGTTAATTGGTTTGGAAAAGATGCAAGCTAGTGGTAATATGATACCTGTGAAAGAATTTGAAATTATCAAACAGCATGTTTGTGATACTATTCTTTCATGGGATTCACCTTATTTACGTGGTAATAAATATGTTTTATCTATTGATGAGGCATTAAATGGAATACCAGGTTTACGACCAATTGATGTAACCACATCAGCTGGTTTTCCTTTCATTAAGATGGCCGACGTTACAAACAAAACACCTTGGTTGAATATACAGGTGATGCCTAATTTGAGTAAAAAACTTAGTGCAAAACCTGAACTAATAGATATTATCAATTATCGGATTGATAGTGCTCGACAAGGTAAAATTGTTCCTACTTATTTTTTAGATACTCTTAAAGATGAGATTAGACCTTTGGAAAAGGTTGCAAAAGGATCAACAAGAGTTTTTCAAGTTGGTCCTTTTGATTTAGTAGTTGTGATGCGAATGTATTTTGGTCATTATTTAGCTCATTGCTCATCTACTTATTTAGAAGGTGAGATGGCTGTAGGTATTGACCCTGAGAGTGCAGATTGGACTTTTCTTAAAAGAAGACACGATGCTCGAGGACGTAATAAATTGGTTGGCGATTTTGAAAAGTATGATGCAAGTATGACTTTGCAGTTAGCAGTCTTATTAGCGTATTGTGCTAATCAATTTTATAATGATCCAGAAAATTTTTTGATTAGAATTGTTTTGGTTGTCACTGCTGTTAGTGCAGATACAATAGTTGAATTGTTAATTTATTTTAACGAATTTAACCATTCAGGTAATTTCTTAACAACTCTATTTAATAATCACAATAATATGGCTATTTTTAGATGGACTTATGTTAGAACTGTGGATATAGATCTATTACATTATAATGATCAAATTGAATCTAGTTTCTTTGGTGATGACAATTTAGTTTCTGTTTGCGATGCAATTAGTGACCGTTTTAATATGTTGTCTGTTAAGCGTTGTGCGGCTGAGATTGGATTTACTTATACATCCGCTAATAAAAGTTGTATTATTAAACCTTTTGCTGAAGATCACGAGGTTTCTTTTCTCAAAAGAACTTTTGTTAAACATGATAAGTATGATTTTTATTTAGCTCGTTTAGATAGAGATAGTGTTTATGAAACTGCACGTTGGTGTGAGGGAGATCCCTTCAATGTTGATGATCAAATGCAAAGGTTTAATCAAACGTTAATGTTTTTAGCAGCTTATCCTAGAGAAGAATTTGATTATGCTCGTGAAACTTTCACTAAATATTGTAGGTTGTTTAAACAAGGTCAAGTTTTGGTAGACGGAGTAGAATTTATAATGGATTTTGACGCAACGAAACTATTTTCATACGATCGTTGCATGATGGTCCATTACCCCGAGTATTATAAACCACTTGGTGATCTTAACTCTTATCTTAAGAAGGATAATGAGTTATTGCTCCATTTGGGCTCAGACCGTGATGTCTAAAAACTCCTCTTAGATTGTATACTGTATTAATCCGTAGACTATACAATCTTTAAACAAATGGATTAACAAAAATAATATAACTAATAATAATAATAAAATACAAAAAATCTTAAAAACTTTATATGAGGTCAGTGAAGAGGTTGGTGATGTATTAGAATCAGTTTCTAGTTCATTACCAACTAGTTTACCTAGTGACGTAGAAATACAGTCACATGAACATAGAGAGCGCAAAGTGAGAGTTAAGAAATTTCGTGAGAAGAATAAAACGGCGTATCGCGCGCAGTCTGATTTTAATTTCGACATTTCTGAAAATCTTATTTTGCTTAATGACGATTCTTCTTATTTAGCGCAAGCTGATATTGGAGTGTCTGAACAATTATCGTTGGATGAAAACAATGACAAAGACATAGTAGAGCAAAAAGTAACAACTTTTGACGACACTATTGTAAAACATGAAGCTATGGATAGTACCGACCGATATATTTTAAATAATACTATGCCACTACCTGATTTAGACAATTTTTTGAAAAGACCCATTTTGGTACAATCATTAAATTGGTCGTCAACTGATCCTTTTAAATCAGAACTGGCATTTTGGCGGTTTCCGGATGTTTTATTCACACCTACTTATATGGCCAAACTCGAAAAGATAGCATTTTGGCGACCCAATATAGAGATAAGTATTCGTATGAATGGGACTCCGATGCATTATGGCAAATTAATCTTTTGGTGGATTCCTCAAGAATCAACTCTAAACCAAACTTATACTAAATCGTATGCTAGTGCTTTTGGAAATAAGTGGATACAAGTCTCAGCTTCGGCTAATCAAACAACTGTTATTACTATACCATATGTGCATTACAAAGAGTTTATTTCGGTTGGCGCTCAAAATGAGGATCTGTTTACTTTAATTTGTAATGTTTCAGTCCCTTTAAGCTCAGTTAATGGTGCACCTCCTTCTATAAATTTTACTGTTTATGCCCGTGTTGTAGAACCTAATTTGATAGGTTTTAATTATACTAGTGATTTTTCTGTACAGAGTGATTTTGAGGTTCAAGCAGGTGAACGTCAGCGAACTAAACAAACTTCTTCAGTTACAGAAGCAGACTCTAAAAGCAAAAGTGGATCTGTTATATCGAGTTCAGTAGTTAATTTGGGGGATGCAGTTTCTCGGTTTAGTTGGTTACCAGTAATTGGTGGTCTTGCTGACCCAATCTCTGCAGGTATAAAAGCTGTAGGTAATGTTTTTAAATGGTTTGGCCTTAATATTCCTGTTAATGTGGAATCAACACACCCGATGCAAATTCGTCAGCCAAGGTTATTACAAGTTGATGATAATCCTACAACTTTAGCTTTAGGGCCCAATGCATCCTGTACTGTAGCTAAAGATTACGCTTTAGTTAATGATACTATAGAAGCTGCATCTTTACTACGTTTTGTTCAACGACCTGGATTATTTTACACTGGTGTTATAGATACAACTATGGGATCTGGTAGTAATATTTTTTCAACTTGGGTTTCGCCAATTATTATGTTAAATTATGATTATGTGAATACTGTAGATTTAACAGCTTTTGTTCCTACACCCTTAGCATATATGTCTAAATATTTTGCTTTATGGCGGGGAGGTTTGCGATTTCATGTCTCATTTATTTGTTCTCATTTTCATTCTTTAAGAGTGAAAATTTTTTATGTACCTTATGTTAAAACTTTAACTACACTTATGCCAGTTTTAAGTGAAACTCAAACTAGTGATTTGATTAATGTTGTTTTGGATATAACTGAAGAAACAGATTATA